TGCTCCCGCTTTGCGGTTGCAGCTCGCGTGTTCGGGTCCGTTGTATCCGTCGCGCCGGTCGTTATGCCCGAGGTCCCATGCTTGGCCGCGGGTAACGGGCAGGTGGCAGCGGGGGCAGAGTGGCGCGGCCCCGTTGTCGATGGCCGCTTGCCATCGGGCGCGGAGCCGCTTGTGTGGGGCACCATACCCCCGTTGGGTGGCGGTGCCCCTCTCCCTCTCGTGGGCCCTGCCGTGTTCGGCGCAGTAGCGTTTGCCTGCGGGTATGAGCTGTGGGCAGTGGGTGTATGAGCATCTGCGTAGTGCCATTTGTTGTTTGCCTGGTCCTGCGTGTCGTGTGTCCCCGGCTTGCATATCTATAGTTATTGTGTTACTATAGATATGTCAGCAGAAAGGAGGTCCGATGAATCCAAAGGATTGGTTCGATGTCATCAACGGCATCATCGCCAACGTCCTCGCCGCGATAGCCATAATCATCGCAATCAGACGAAGACCGAAGCACAAGAAGTAAAACAGGTTCCGGCTAACCCTACTAGCCGGAACCTCCCCGCCAATCCTATCTCATCGGAAACACATCATGAGAACATCACTGATTTTCGGAATCGTGGCCCTGACGTTCGGAGCCATGGCCCTGGGCGGCGCGCTATCCGACAGCCCGATAGTATCTGGCAGCTTCGGTCTCGCGGCCGGAATCATGGGCCTTGCGGCCGGAATCATCAACGGCAAGGAAGGCAACAATGGCGACTGAATATCTCGGCGTCAAACAGGTCGCAGAACGCCTCGGCATCACCAGTGGCGGCTTGCTCAACCTCAAACTCCCCGAACCCGACGCGACCATAGGCCGCACGCGCGGCTGGTTGCCTGAGACCATCGATGAATGGAACGCTCAACGTCCGGGACGTGGTGTCGGAGGGGGGAGACCACGCAAAAACAAAGCATAGATACGCGAAAACCCAGCCACATGAGCTGGGTTCTTCGACACTAATCCACTGACATTATGCGGTCACAGTCAGCTCTTTGTCAAGTCCGCCACTGATGACGAGCCGGTAGACGCTGCTGTATGAAATGCCTTGAGGCGTGACATCAAGCTTGCCTCGGGATTTCCACACGGTGAGCGTATGCCTTTTGACGGTGATTCCCGCGTCCGTGAACACCTTGGCTATCTCAGCCGCAGACCCGCGCCTGGAATCATCCCAACACAACGCCCTGAGCCTACGCAGTTTAACCATCTGCGCTCGCTGTTCCCTCCCGCAGACCGGGCATGTCACCCACTGGTCTGCTGCCCCAGCGGTGAGCATGGTCTCGCATAGTTCGCAGGTTCCTATCTCGCGGCGTTGCTCCGGCGGGTCCAGCGCAGCATCGACTTTGCGGGCGATGCCGTCAACGACGTGCATGTAGAAGCCCGCGTCCGCGAACGTGGCGAGCCTGGGGTGGCCTGCGCATGCGATGAGCGTGGCCTTCAGATCCTCGTTGCGTTTGTCCTTGCGCCAGTCCAGGGCGTCGATGCCGTCGAGGCAACGCCATAGTTCACGGGCCGTGGCGTCGAGCATGTCGATCAGGTCGAGCACGTCAAGCCTGATAGGAGTCGGGGGAGTGGCCGTCTGGATTCGCACGGGCGAATGCCCGCCCGGATGCAGGGTCGCGTCCAACGAGTCGTGCAACGGCGTGACGTCGCGCGCCAGTCGCAGGAGCGTGCCGGCGAAGCGCAGCTCGCACGCCGTGCACAGCGCGTACCCGTTTTCGATTATGGTGTTGCAGTTCTGGCAGTTCACGAAACCCCTCCACATCGGCTAAACTGGTTGCTTGCTGACATGCCCTCCGCCTCGTGTGGAGGGTTTCGTTTTTTTATCTGGTATTTCAGTTCATTCCTCGAACAGCGGCGGTTCAATGAACTCGACCTTGCATGGCGGTTTCGGCCGACCGTCGCCCTCGCGGATGATCGCGCGCACCTCCTCCAACGGCAGACCCAATTGACGGGCCGTATCCGTCGCGCCGTAGCCGCGCCCGTGCCATGCGAGCACCTTGTCGCGTATCGCCTGACTCGTCACTTCGCAACACCTCCCGTATGCGGATCAATCAAGTCGCATGACATGGCATCGACGCGCTCGCCGGTTCGAGCCTCGATGCATAGGCGGCGAACGTCGCCCGTGGTCTCCACCTGCTGCACGATGCGCTGGCTGGGGCCGGTGTCCATCGCGGCGTACGCGGCCAGGCCGATGGCGGATACGATGGCGAGTGCCAGTATCGCGATGATGATGGTGAACAGGAGTCCGATGGTGGATTCCACCGACCAGCTTTCGCGCCTCATCGGGTGCCTCCGGCGAGCGCGCTATAAAAACCGGTGGTGATTAATGTAGTTCTGTGGTGGACTAATGTAGTTTTTTTCATGGTCGTATTTCCTTGAGTACGTTGATGGAGCGGAAGAGTTCGGTGTTGAGTGTTGGGTTTCCGTTGGCGTCCGGTTTGATGACGGTGGCGAGATTGTCGGCGTCGGTGAGTGTCCACCAGCCGTTCTGCATGAAGCAGGAGAGATAGCCGTCCAGTGTTTGGCCTCTCCTCGTGAGTCCGATGAACCGGTGCAGGTCAAGCTCTCCCGGCGTGGAATGCCGCCAGTCGATGCTTTCGCTCACGTTCATTCCTCCGGCTCCTGTGATTCGTTGTAGAAGTCTTTGGGAGTGATGGTCACGCTGATCTGGCATCCGGCGGCGAGCGCCGCGCTGATGATGTCGGTGAGGTTCGTGTTCTCGTTCATTCTGCTGTTCCTTTTTTCTGGATTGTTGTGATGATTGTGCGCACCCGGTTGCGGTAGATGGCTTTGTTGCCGTCCGGTAGTCTGTTCCAGTCTGAGTCGAGGAGCAGGCCGGAACTGTTGCAGTCCGAGTAGTAGAGCTGTTCGGCGGCGGCTTCCACCTCCAAGCCGGTGGGCTCCCGTTCCGCACCGGTCATGTACGCCTCCTGCAAGTCGTCACTGGTGTAGACCTGGGCCAACGTGTCGTGCACGTCGTCCACCGTGCAGTTGGGGTAGCGGAAGCACGCTTCCTTGCTGATGATGCTCATGATTCCTCCTCGGTTTTCATCGTGTTGACGGCTGCGAGCGCCTTTTTGGCCGCGTGCAGCCATGCCTGTTTGGAGACTTCGCTGACGGCGTCCCAGTTGGTGGGGCCGGGTGTGCCCTCGAAGAACCCTCGGGCGCAGGTCTCGATCTCCTCGTCTGTGGGCTCGTCCGCGTTGAGTTCGTTTTCGATGCGGATGGCCAGGTTGAACGCCTTGTCCCAGCCGGCCTGGTAGCCGACGACGAACGCTTCGGCGGCTGACTCGTTGCCCAGCCCCGCGTCGGCGAGCGCCGCGAGGGCCTGTTGGGTGAGGTCACTCATCGTCGTCCTCCACGATGGTCGGCATGCCGCTGGTCTCGTACATGGTTCTGGCCACCGCCTTGAGGTTCCGGATGGCCGTATCGGAGTATTGGCCGAGGTGCAGGATGCTCACGCCTTCCAGCACGCAGGCGCTCGCCAATGCTTCGGTGAGTTGGTCTTGTGTCCAGATTCGTGCCGTGTGGCTCATGCGGGTCTCCTTCGTGGGGTGCAGTGCTCGTGTGCCGGTTGGTCGTCCTCCATCCATTGGTCCTGGTTGTTGAGCCAGTGTTTGACGCATCGGGTGTGGTTGTCGGGCACGGGCTTGCGGCACAGGATGCAACGTGGCTTCATGGCCGGTCCTCCTTTTCTGCGAGCGCCGGCCCCGTCATGAGGGTGAGGTAGTGGCGGTATTCCGCGATGTCCCTGTCGAGGCAGTCGTGGACGCGGTGCGTGGGTTTCATGCGGTGCTGGTATGGGTCTTGGCCGCAGGCTTTGGCTGCGAGGCGCAGTGCGGTGACGTCCAGCATGCGGTAGTGCAGCAGTTCTCCGAAGCCCGTCATGCAGAAGCGTTCGACCATGGGCAGGTCGAAACGGCTGATGTTCGTGCCGGCCGGGTGCAGGACGTACGTGGTGGCCATGCCTTGGATGAACCGCAGGGCCTGCTCGGCGATGACCCTGGGTGAGTTGGCCAGCGGGTCGCAGGATTCGCATTGGGCGAGCAGACCGTTGTTCAGATGCAGTTCCAGGGCGGAGGGCTGCACGGTCAGCAGGGTCTCCCGGCCGATGTGCACCACGGCCTCGAACCGCCCGTATTCGTGCATGGCGTCCAGGCTGATGCAGCGCAACCCGATCTCCAGTATCGAACACATGTTCGCATCGAGGCCGGTGGTCTCCACGTCCATCCATAGCAGGGCTTCGGGTTTCTCGGGGATCATAGCGTCTTCTCCTTTCCGGCGAGCGCCTGAACGATGGCTCCCTGGATGGTTCGGGTTTCCTCGCGGGTGAAGCCCTGCGGGATGATGATTGTCCTGGTGCTCACCGGTATGTCGGGCGGGATGAGCATGGTCACGCTGGTGCCGTCCTCTCGGGTGAAGTCCACGTTGTCGAGTTCGCCGGGCACGGTGACCGCGTAGGCGTTGATCATGAGTGTTCCTTTCTGCTGATTTATCGGTTGGTTTGCGGGTGGTTGGGCATTCCCTCGGGCGGCGGGCATGAGTGCCATTGGCCGTCGGTGTCGAGCAGTATCCAGCCGCGCCGGCAGCTGTACACGGGCACTTGGCTTGGCTCGGGGTCGTAGCTTTTGAGCAGGTAGCCCAATGCTCGGGCCTGTTCGGGGTGCTGGTGGACCCATCCGTGGCATCCGGTGCTGTTGTCCGTGCCGCACACGTCGATGACGTTCGAGGGGCTGTGCCGTTCGGGGTCGCCGTATGTCTGGCTGCGGCGTTTCCGGTGGTGGTGGCTGCTGCCGGGCCATTCGCCGCCGCGTAGGTATCGGTCGCAGACGATGCACCGGTTGTTTTCACGGCCTTCCACGAGGCGCAGGGTCGCAGCTGTGGGTTGGTCGCTCATGCTTGATGCCTTTCGTTGATTTCCGTCACGAGCCGTTGCGCCACGGTCTCCGGCTCTTCGCCGGTTTTGACGTGGGCCCAGAACGTCTGTTCGACGCTGTCCGTCCACGAGCCTTTGGGGACTTGGCTGATGGCGTGGGTTTGGAGCCATTGGCGGG